GGCCACGTCCACAGGTGTGCTCTCACGGGCACTGCAAATTGCTTGGCCAAATGCCAAGTTTACTTCTGTCTGTGTATCACGTAATATGAAAGCCGGTGAGCTTGGTGTTGCTAAACCTATATCAGAACCACTTGCATTCCAGCAATCTGAGAAGAAAGAAAACCTTCCACCATTTCCAAACATTGATACCTACGATGGTAAAGTATGGAAGTATATACCTAAGAACAGTGATAAAGATATACTGTTCTGGAACGTAGGTGCTGAACCAGTATTACAAGATGAAACTATATATGATCGAATTGATTCGTATAGGGATTGGGTGAAGAATGAAACAATGGTTGAATGAAGAAGCTATCGATGTATTTTCAAAGTATTATTATCCACGTGCACAATGGCTACAGAACAATGTGAACTGGGGGAACTCAGATTACAATTCAGATGGAGCTGATGAATACGTTAATGATCCGTTAATGCAAACTATCGATATCTACGATTGTTTCACACGTAATGCTGCAGGATTTTCTAATGTTCCTCAGGACCTATGGTTTGGATCTAAAACTCCAAAGTGGAGATGGCAGTCTGAAGAACGTAGAGCATTAACCTCACGAAATGATATTATTGATTGGGATGTAAAAACCTGGTTATATGTATTCCTGTGCCATAGAATTATGGGTTCAGGTGCTTCATTTGAAAATGACCATGGCTATCGTAACAACGTAGTACAATTCTGGGGACAATTTGAAACTATCAATGAGATGGCAAATAACCTGGTATTCACAAAGGCGCAAGGAAAATCGATGTTCACATCCATTGGTAACCAACCACCTGCTCCAAAGAAAGGTACTTCTAACGTCGATTTCATGGCGCGTGAATTACCACGATTGATAAATAAATTCACAGAATGGTTGCTAAAGGAAACCCGAGGCCATAAGGATATCGTTGATTACCTTAACGCCTATAACCAAGAAGTAGGGCATAGAAAGTTTAATTTCGTATATGCCGCCTTTTCTATGGATTGCTCTGATTACTTCCCACAATTTGTTAAAGCCGATAGTCATACCTATTTAGGTAATAATGCAGTTCGCTGTATGAAAAGACTGTCCTCGGGATATAAGCCAGATGATTTTATGAACCTCTTAGTAGAACGTACTGGAGGAAGGGCAAAAGATCTAGAAGATGTGATGTGTGACTTTGTTCGATTCGGTCAGAATTATGTACCTCGTGGAAACGGTACATTTGATCATGTGCCAGCAACACTTACTAACAGCTCAGGCTGGGAGTCAGGTTGGGAACAAAGACAAGGTACACCGCCAAATAAAGGTGTACAACTCGATGAATTTATGGTATAATATACCTAATGAATGAAACTAGTAGGAGAACTATATGTCCGTAATGGATAGACTTAAAAAGAATTCTAAGGTTAAAGGTACGGATGTACTTTCTAACTCTAAGCTTTTCAAAAATAGAGACGTAGCATCTACGCCAGTGCCGATGATTAATGTCGCATTGTCTGGATCCGTCGATGGTGGTTTAGCGGGTGGCTTGACAGTCCTTGCTGGTCCATCGAAACACTTTAAGACATCGTTTGCATTGCTTATTGCTGCAGCGTATCTTAACAAACACCAAGATGCAATCATGCTATTCTATGATTCAGAATTTGGTTCACCTCAAACATACTTTGAATCGTTCGGCATTGATACATCACGTGTATTGCATACGCCTATTACAGACGTAGAAAAGCTAAAGTTTGATGTGGTATCGCAGCTAGAATCAATCGAAGATAACGACAAAGTTATCATTGTAATCGATTCTATTGGTAACCTTGCATCTAAGAAAGAATTAGATGATGCATTAGATGAGAAATCAGTTGCTGATATGACCCGTGCGAAAGCACTTAAAGGTCTGTTCCGTATGATTACTCCATACCTGAAGATGAAAGATGTTCCTATGTTGGCCATCAATCATACTTACCAGACTATGGAAATGTTTAGTAAGGCTGTGGTATCCGGTGGTACTGGTATCTACTATAGTGCTGATAACATCTGGATCATTGGTCGTCAACAAGAAAAGGTTGGCAAAGAAGTTAAAGGTTACAACTTTATCATCAATATTGAGAAGTCTCGATTTGTTAAAGAGAAGTCTAAGATCCCCGTGTCCGTCACGTGGGACGGTGGTATCGAAGCTATGTCAGGTTTACTTGATGTTGCACTAGAAGGTAACTATGTAGGCAAACCTCAGAATGGTTGGTACTGTCGTATCGATCGTGAGACTGGTGAGCTTGTTGATCCTAAGTGCCGTGAGAAAGATACTCTGTCTAAAGACTTCTGGGATCCTATCTTTAAAGAAACTGATTTTGCTGATCACATCAAGAGTCGTTATACCATTGGTTTGAAATCAATGCTAGGTGATGATGATGAAATTAGCGATGTACAATCGGAGCCAGATAGTGTATAATATAACTGAGAACGACTACAAATTTGTAGAGCGGGCTGAAGATGTTATGTATACTGTTGAGCTTACTACTGGTGAATGGAAGGGTACCAAATACCAGTATGGCAAAGTCAGCGCAAAGGTCGAATCGATCACCGATGACGAAGACGGTATTGCATCACTATCTTTTATGTGGACGTTGCTGGATGGAGACGAATCTGTTAAAGAGTCTCCTGAATTTCAGAACTACATTGGAGATGTGCTTTCACATATAATTCAGAACGCATTTGATACTGGCGAATATAAGATAGGAAATGATGATGACAACACCGAACGTACCAACGACAATCCTAAGGAACCTCTTAACAAATGAAGAGTTTACCCGTAAGGCAATACCTTTCCTAAAGAAAGAGTATTTCGAAGGTTCGCAACGGTTCGTATTCGATGAAATATTAAACTTTGTTAGTAAGTATAACAAACTACCTACACCTGAGGCGTTATCCATTGAGTTGGATAACGCTGGACTTCCTGAGCAAACACATATCCAAGCTCATGAAATTGTAGATACTATCAAGACGCCAGTCAAAGATGACGAAGTATGGCTGCTTGAACAAACTGAAACATGGTGTCAGGATAGAGCAATCTATCTTGCTATCATGAAATCGATTGAGATTATCGATGGCCGTGATAAGGATCATACAAAGAATGCTTTGCCTGAAATCTTATCTAGTGCCCTTGCTGTTTCTTTCGATACTAATATCGGTCACGACTATGTTGGTAGTGCCGATGCAAGGTATGAATTCTATCATACCGCCGAAGAAAAGCTACCTTTTGATCTTGATAAGTTCAATAGTATTACTAAAGGTGGCCTACCAAAGAAGAGCCTCAACATTGCCCTTGCAGGTACTGGTGTAGGTAAGTCCTTGTTTATGTGTCATTGCGCTGCTGGTGCCTTGACAGATGGAAAAAATGTTCTATATCTGACTATGGAAATGTCAGAAGAGAGAATAGCTGAACGTATAGATGCTAATCTCTTTAATGTTCCAATTGATCAACTTGAAAACTTGTCGAAGAAAATGTTCGATGACAAAGTGAATAAGATCTCGTCTAAGACGAACGGTCAATTAATCATTAAAGAGTATCCAACTGGTTCAGCGCATGTCGGCCATTTCCGTGCATTGCTTAATGAGCTTAAACTTAAAAAAGACTTTGCGCCCGATATTATATTTATTGACTACTTGAACATCTGTGCATCGTCTCGCATAAAGGGGTTAAGTGGTGGCGTCAATACGTATTCCCTCATCAAATCTATTGCAGAAGAAATTCGAGGACTTGCGGTCGAGTACAATGTCCCCATTGTCAGCGCGACTCAAACAACTAGAAGCGGATTTGGCTCGAGTGACGTCGGCCTCGAAGACACGTCGGAATCATTCGGATTACCTGCTACAGCGGACCTCATGTTCGCCCTCATCAGTAACGAAGAACTGGAAGGACTCAATCAAATCCTCGTCAAGCAGCTCAAAAACAGATACAACGACCCAAGCGTCAACAAGCGTTTCATCTTGGGAGTGGACAGAGCACGAATGAGATTATACGACGTAGAAGACTCTGCGCAAAATATATCAGATGCAGGTCAAAGTCCAAACCCTGTGCCGATAAATACATTCAATAAACGTGAAACAAAAGATTATGGAGATTTTAAGGTATGAATGAACTAGGTGATGGTCCGTTTAAGACAGGAATAATAGCAAAAAATACGGGTATCGTGTATGAAGAATACTCACGATACACCAAAAATCCAGGTGATGATCATCTGACTAAGTACACAGTAACTCGCAACTGGAGCAGTCATGGCGACTATATTGATAGCATGAATTCAACTCCGCTATGCTTCCCTAAATAGGATATATTATGAAAGCTATATTAATCGGTCATACGCAGCCAACTCGTAGGATTCACGCAGGTGAACCTGGGATACACGGTCTAGATAACATTCAAGATCTGATTGCGTTCTGTGCACGAGTTTCTAATCCAAGCAATCAAGCTAACACCAAGACGACAGATAAACTGTTGCACTATCTTGCAAAGCACAAACATTGGTCACCATTTGAAATGTGCTCTGCAACAATCGAAGTAGAGACCACCCGTGATATAGCCCGTCAGCTATTACGTCACCGGTCATTCTCATTCCAGGAATTCAGCCAGCGTTATGCCAATCCACAAGAAATGAAGAATACCTTCGTTATTAGAGAGGCGCGCCTTCAAGACAGCACTAACCGTCAAAACTCAGTTGAAACTAATGATGTTGCATTACAAGAGCTATGGGCACTTAAGCAACAGAATGTCATTGATCAATGTAAAGAAGCCTATAATTGGGCCATTGAAAATGGTATTGCAAAGGAACAAGCGCGAGTAGTATTGCCAGAAGGTAATACCATAAGCAAATTGTACGTGAACGGAACCATAAGAAGTTGGATCCATTATATTGAACTACGATGCTCTAATGGCACTCAAAAGGAACACATGGAGCTCGCACGAGAAATTGCTAAATCAATTACCCAAATTTTCCCAATGACACAGGAGTTTATAACCAATGGGCAAGAAGTTAACAACGCATGAATCCGATCCTGGCAAAGGTTACGCCGAGGTACATTTTAACTTTAGAGAAGAAATGGCATACGTCAAATACTTTGATAACAATAGCAAACAGTTCTTTACTGAAGAGTTCCCTGGTAAAACTGTTCGATACGCCCAAGATGCTGCCGATAATTGGGCATCCGGTATAAAGAAACTTCATAATATGTAACATAAAAGATACAGTTTTAGCCTATTTGTAATAAAAATGCAAATAGGCTAAATTAACTGTGTACATCTGTATTCAGTCGTGGTATAAAGGTATCAAGAGATAAAACAACGTCTGAGGAGACAATATTATGATTAAGATTCACCAGATCCAACTAACTAAAAACCAAATTGATGCCGTAAACGCTGGAGAAAAAGTTGCAGCTTTTGACGCAAAAAACACTATTTCTATTTGTGGCATACCTTCACAATTTAAGACTGAATGGTTTAATGACTTTTATGATGTTGCCTTTGAGGTTAACACAGACGATCTTAATAAAGCTTTTGAGTGGACTAACCTTTGGAACAACCAAGCTGCGGTTGACGTAATTGGTGATCGTAACCATTCTTCTTCAGTTGGAGATGTTTTCGAACTAAATGGCGAATTCTTCTTATGTGCTGCTTTTGGTTTTGAGCAGCTCTCAAGTCTTACAGCAGCAGCAATCTTAGAGGCTGCTTAATGCTTGATACACAAACTCAAATATTAGTAAAAGCTTATCTTAATAAAGGCGGTGAAATTATAAAATTCAAGCCTGGATACGCTAAAACTGAAGCTCGTCGTTTTAAATATTCTATTGCAAATCAAGGTCGTAAGGCCATAACTTTGAAAGGACGAAGTTAAAATGGAATACGGATACGAACTTTGCATTCTAGCATTTTTTATCGTGGCGTTGTATTGTCACGGTAAACACACGTACCGGTCAGGTATAGAAGACGGCGCCGAAGGTGCATTGGATATGCTTGAGAAGGAATCAATCATAATAATAAATGAAAAAGGCGAAATTAAAGGTGTACAACGCCGTTAATTTGTGGTATAATAATACATATATAATGAAAATGGAGTGAAAAATTATGGGAATTCAAGCAAAAAATGGTCGACAGTCAGATTGCTATATCGGCACATTCGACTATGAGAATTCAGATGACATGTTTCAACTGGAAGATCTTCGTACGATGGTCAAACATATGAATCGTGATTTACGTACGTCTAAAATGGAC